AATTGACTGGTTTGAAGTCTTAATAGCCAAAGTAATCTATTTGTTTGTAATTCTTTTTGTTTGGTTTTCATATTTATTAGAAAAAGATTAATGTGCTATTATTGTAGGTAGATGAAAGCTAAGATTTCCAAACCAGAGGATGTAAAAATCAATGACGGTATCAAAGCAGTAGGTAAAGACGGTATTGAACTACTCAAAGAACCTGAACTTATCGGAACCAAACCAATCAGACTCAGCAGAACTCATCCAATAGCGGCGGTTAATCTTCTCTTTCCTCCCGGTATCTCTAAGTTTTATGTTGAAAGACTTAATAAGAACGAAATCCGATTTCTGGTCAAAACCGAAGAAATTACCCGACTGGCAACCAAAGCCGAGAATATGATGAAAGGCACGAAAGGAAAATCATTATCAAATGAAGTTCACGAATAAAACCGCAAAAGCAATCAAAAAGAGAATTAATTCTTCTGTACCAAAAGAAGATACTTGGATGTATCAAAGAGATAAAGAGTTATATGAAAATAATCACCGAAGTTACTGGTATAAACCACAATGAGAAACTTAAAATTAACACCAACTTTAAGACAGAGAAAGACGATGAAAATCATGGTAACCAATGGTGGAAAATTGGAACCGGCAATGAAAGCATCTGGATTTTCAAAAGCGTATGCAGAAAGCGGAAAACTAGCAAAGACAAAGACCTGGAAGCAACTTCTTGACCAATATCTTCCTGATGACTTATTGGCACAGAAAGCAAGAGAAGGATTAGATGCAAATAGAGTTATCTCAGCAATCAATACAGGCAAAGACATAACAGGAACGACATCAGATTTTATTGAAGTTCCTGACCTTGCTACCAGACACAGATATCTGGAAACTTCATTGAAGATGCAGAACAAGTTAACAGAAAAGATTGATGTCACGACAGAAGGAGAAAAGATTGGTGGATTTGTAGTAGTAAAGACTGAAAAATGATATTGAAAAGATTAAAGAATCCCAGGACAGATAAATTGATTAAAGATTATTTTGCTATTCAAAAAGGTGTGATTTTGGGCATGGTCAGTCTTAAATGGTGGGAAAGACTTATCTTCTGGAAGAAGGGAATCAAGTGGGTAAAAAAGAGAGCTTTTCAAAGATGGTCTAAAAGAATATAAATATGCCTTATGCTTAAAATGATCTATGATTTATCCGGAAATCAGACTGACTTCAAAACAATCTCTTGCTTATGACCTTCTGTGTGATAACGTAACGAACTATTTATTGTATGGAGCCAGTGCAGGTAGCGGGAAAACTTGGTTGGGTTGTGTCTGGATACTTCTTAATTGTTATAACTACCCAGGAAGCAGATGGTTTGTGGGAAGGAAAGAACTGAAAAGATTAATGTCCTCGGTTGTGATTACATTTCATAAAGTATTCAAGGCTTATAAGATTCCCTTAACAGACTGGAAAATGAACGGACAATATAATTACATTGAATTTACAAACGGAAGTAGGATTGATTTACTTGACTTGGCAACAACACCAACCGATCCGATGTTTGAACGACTGGGTTCTTTGGAATATACGGGAGGATGGTTGGAAGAAGCCGGAGAGATTGATTTCCTTGCCTTTGATGTTTTGAAGTCCAGAGTTGGCAGATACCGTAATGCAGAATATGGTTTATTTCCTGCAAAGATTCTTCTTACCTGTAACCCCACAAAGAACTGGCTTTATAGAACATTCTACAAACCTTCATTAACCAACAATCTTTCTCCGGAATATAAATTCATAAAAGCACTTTATAAAGATAATCCTTATACGGCCGAAGAATACGGAAAAGCATTGAATGAAATTAGTGATCCAATAACCAGAGCCAGACTTCGTGATGGAATCTGGGAATACGAAGATGCAGATACTGTTCTTATAGAATACGATTCAATAATAGATATGTTCACAAACACGCCTGAATTTACAGAAGAAGCATATATAACAGCAGATATAGCCAGATATGGTTCTGATAGAACAGTTTATGGCTTATGGAAAGGATATAACCTTTATAAGATAATAGTCAAGAACCATCAAGGTATTGACCAGACTTCAACCGACTTGAAAACCTTAATGGGAGAGAACAGAATTCCTTATTCCCATTGTGTAGTAGATGAAGATGGAGTTGGAGGAGGAGTGGTTGATAATTTAAAGGGAATAAAAGGTTTTGTAAACAATTCAAGTCCCATAATTCCAAAAGCAACAAATAACAGTAATACAAAAAGAGAAAATTATAAAAACCTGAAAACACAATGTTCTTACTTATTGGCAGATAAAATTAACAACCATAAAATTGCAGTTTCGGCAGAAATGACAGAAGCAGAAAAAGACTTTTTAATAGAAGAATTAGGTCAAATAAGAAGAAAAATTACAGACGATGTTTCTACTTTACAACTTATAACCAAAGAGGAAGTTAAAGAGAACTTAGGAAGATCGCCGGACTTGGCCGACTGTCTAATGATGAGGTCATTTTTTGATCTGATGAAACCGATGCACTACATTCAACCTACTGAAGTAGGGGGAGTGAATGATTATTATAATAAGTATTGATTGAACAAGAATTCTTTGGACATTTTACCAGAAAGTTGTATATTTAAACTACTATGCTTTCCGAAAAGATGATAACAATGGATAAGTTGGAGTTTATCCTCAATAAAGATGCCAGAGACGGTTATGAATTTCAAAAGAGAAGGCATGATGACTGGAAAGAAAACTATGAACTTTTTAGAGATAAGGTAATTATCAATCGTCTTACCCAAAGACAATCAGTTAACATTCCTCTGATGAAACAAATTATCAAGACTCTTCTTTCAAAGATTGACGATTTTATTGACTTGGTTTTTATAAATCTAAGTAATGACGATCAAAAGGAACTTCTTTATAATCTTTACTGGAATGATGTGGTCAAGGTGGATAATCGGTTGGAATTGAAAGATAAAGTGGACAAGAAACAAGTCATGCTTTTTGGAAGGAGTTTTGAGAAACTTAATGTAATGAATGGCAAGGTCAAGTTCTATATTGTTGATCCGGCCGACATGAGAGTTGATCGTTACGTTGATTCGACAGATATTGATACTGCCGGATATATCATCCAAGACAACATCTTTGAAACCTTATCAGACCTCAAAGCAAACAAAATGTATAACCAAACGGTTGTCAAGAAGTTTGAAGATTTCTTTTCAACAGAACAAGGAATAGTTCTCCAATCAGAAAACCAGGAAGAGTTCCAGAAAAAGAATGAAGCAATGCAGGACTTGGGCGATACCTATGCCAATAATCCTCTTTTGGGCCAGACATTAGTTCAAATGCAGGAAGGATTTATTAAAGTTTATAACCCCGAGATAGAAGAATCTGAGATTGTTTTTACTTTATCGGGTGCAATTAAAGTTTCAGGTGAAGAACAAAGGCTGATTCTTTTTGCAGACTTACTGGAAAATGTAATTGATCCGAACCAGAATTGTCCCGACCATTTTTGGAGAAACCATTATCCTTTCGAAACCTGGGGAGAAGATATAGAAAACAGAGACTTCTGGAATGATGCGGTTGCAGATTCCGTAAGACCTCCAAACAAAGTTATCAACTCTTGGTTTAGCCAAACTGTAGAGAATAGAACAATGAGAAACTTCGGAATGAACTACTATAATTCATCAACCAGCGGAGAAGATGGAGCCTTCATTCCTCAGACATTTGAACCGAAAGCGTGGGGATGGTATGGAGTCCCGGGTAATCCAAACGATTTAATCAAAGCAGTTCAAATTCCGGAACTTATAGGGAATCTTGATGAAATAAACTTTGTAGTTCAGGTTGCAGAGAAAGCCAGTGCAGCAACCGCAATTACCCAGGGAGTTCCAGAACAAAGACAAATTACTTTAGGAGAAGTCCAACTTATCGCAGGAAATGCAATGGACAGAATTCAATCCATGAGTCTTTATTACCAGCAAGCATGGTTAAGTCTCGGAAGAAAGTATATTAAATTAATGGAAGCAATGGGAAACGATATTGAAGCAGTCAGACTTTTCAAAGTTGGAAGAATTACCGGGAAAACAATATTCAATAAAACCATCAATCCAAATACTTGGAAGGATAAACTTGGTTATGATTGCAAAGTCATTTCAAAGAAAGACAAATCAGAACGTGACCTTGACCAAATGCAGAAACTTTACACTATCAAGACATTTATGCCTGATAACCAGGCACTTCAAAAGATTATGCAGGAGAAACTTTTGGATATCGGGAATCTTTCGGCAGAAGAATCAAGACAGATTATGGATGAACAAACCAACACCTCAAAATCATTAGGTTCAGTTTCTCCATTGCCCTTGACAAATGTAACATCTAGTCCTATAAATAAAGTTGCTCAACCGCCTACAATGGCGACAGCGTAATATGCCAGTCACAATTACTAAGGTTAAGGGAGGTTATCAAGTCAGAACTCCTCACATGATTCACGCCAAACATACTTCATTGGCAAACGCAAAGAAACAAGCAGCCATTATCAATGCTGCCGATGCAGGTCATCCTTTTACAACTAAAAAGAGAAGGAAATCCAAAAGAAAATCCAAGAAATGACCAACGCACTAGATGAAGTAGTAGATAAACTTGGAGGATGGGAAGCCTTAACTGCCGCAGAACAGGAAACCTACAAAGAGCATCTCAAAATTATTGAGGGCAAACCGGTTACAATTGAAGATACCAAAGAGTTTATGAGAAGAATGATTACAGCCATTGAACGGGAATTGGTGGATTCTACAGAGAACAGTAAAGAATCCCGGGGAATGAAAGCCAGATTAAAGAACGCCTTAGTCTTGGAAGCATTTTTATACAGTCCCGAAAGAGCAAAGGAAGCATTAGAAAGATATTATAAAAAACTATGATTAAAAAAGGATTACCGGATGATGTCATTGAGATTATGCAACAACTTCTGGACAAACCCGTATCAGAATTGACTACTTATGAGAAGGCATTTTTAAGAGGGAGAATAGATTACCTGACCAAGAAAGAAAAGGAAGAACTTGGCGATGCTCTTACCAGGAAGTTCACTGAATCCCAAACAAAAAGTATTATTGAGCAAATTAAAAATAAAAATGAAACATAAAGCCATAGGAATTCAATCAAAACCAAAAGTAGATGTTGCTTCATTGGATGAACAGGCAGAAGAAGAAGAAGCAAAAGCAGAAAAGATTGCCGAAGATATTGAAAATCCGGAAGAAACTCCGGAATCACCTCTTGAAGTTAAACCGGAAGTTCCCGAAACCGAAGTACCACCCGTTCCAACAGTAGATTACAAGAAAAAATATACAGAATCACAGAAAGAAGCAATGATTCTGAAGAAAAAACTGGAACAAAAGGAAGAAGAATCCAAAAAATTAGAAATTACCGATGACTATATGATAAAGAACTATCCTGATTGGGGAGATATGACTCCTACTGAACAATTAGCTTTAAAGAAAGCAGAAATTCTTAATCAGGAAGTCGAAGAACTTAAACAGAATGCCAATAGGTTTAATAATGACCGGGAATGGTTGGAAAAAGTAGAATTATTCATTGCCGATGATCTGGCAGACTTATTCCCCAAGATTATCGGCAGGGAAGAAGATTTCAAACGCTTTGCAACCAGACCAACTCGGAAAGGATTGCCTCTTGATGATCTGGCAAAGGTATATTTATATGAAAATCCTCCTATAGAAACAAAAAGAACTCTCTTTCACGCTCCGGGAAGTGCTGGTGCAACTCCGGAAGCAGAAGGAATGTCCGCCGAGGATATCAAAACTTTAAGAATACAGAAACCGCTCGAGTGGATGCGTTTAGTCCGTGCAGGAAAGATTAAGGTTAAAATATAACCACTTGTTTTTATAGTGGTGAAAGTAGTATCTTCATTGAGTGAGAACTTATAATTGGGAACATTCAGAAGCGGGAAAAAAATGGGCAAAGGAATATAGAAAGAGAAGACTCCGAACCTGGGAAAAATCAGAAATAGGAAAGACATGGGCTAGAAAATATATGCGGGAGTATGGGAAAAAATACTACGATTCACATCCCAAACGGTATGATGATAAGTATGTAGAAAGAATTTTGAAATGGAAACAAGAACATCCAGATGGAGTAATTGCTCAAAATAAACTTCATGGAGCAATTAGATATGGAAAAATGGTTAAACCAGAGATTTGTGAAAACTGCGGATTAAAAAAGAAACTTTCTGCACACCACGAAGATTATTCTAAACCACTAGATGTTAATTGGCTTTGTTATTCTTGCCATAAACTGAAACATACGATTAAAATTTAGTTTTGCTAAACTTGACATTTTACCTATTTAAAATTATCATTAAATTAATTAGTAACCAAACACTTCATTGCAAGAACGGTTGATTTAATTTTCAAAGATAGGGGGTGAATAAATTATGTCAACATACGCTACAAATCTTGCAGAGGGTTTTTCACAAAAAGTAGTTTCTCTCTTTTTCGAGAAGTCAATCGCTATGGATATAACGAATCAGGACTATGAAGGAGAAATTAAGGACAAGTTGTCCAAACTCAACATTCTAACCTTTGGTGCTATTGCTACCCGTGCATATACGGGAGTCACAATGGCAGCGGCAGACGACGCCACAGAAAGTGTGGGAGTTTTGCAAACCAATGTCCAAAGAGCCTATTATTTTAAGATTCAATCTCTACAGAGGTTTCATTCTTGGATTAAGAATCCGGAAGCTACCCTTCTTGAAACAGTCGCAAAAACACTGGCTCAGGAAGTTGATTATTATGTATTAGGTTTTGGAGGGGATGTTGCAGCAGGAAATAGAGTCGGAACGGATTTTACTACCGGAACAGTTACAGTTATCGTTTCTACTGGTGTAGTTACACACAGTGGAACCGGTTTCTTGGCAACAATGGTAGGTCTAGGTTTCAAAGCAGCCGGGCAAACCAAGTGGTATAGAGTCAGCCATTACACCTCAACATCTCAGATTGAGATAGTTGATGACTTGGATGATTCCGGAACTGGTGTTTACACGGGTGCAGGAATCGGAGCAGGAGCAACGTTTGTTATAGAATCTTTGACGAAAGTCCAGGTTGCTTATAACACAATCTATGGTTATGTTGCTAAACTTCAGGAAAAACTGAACTTAGCTCAAATTCCACAGACTGACCGTTACTTGGTGGTTCCTCCCGCAGTCTATACGATTCTAGTTCAGGCTTCGGTATTAACTCTTGCAGTTCCACAGGCTTATCAAGATACAATCTTGAAAGGATATGTGGGAGACTTGCTTGGATTCAAAGTATTTATGAACACACAGGTACATGGGGATAATACAGACGGATATCAGGTACTTGCTTTACACAAGTCTTGGTTAACCTTTGCAATGGGTTGGGTAGAGTCAGGAATAGAGGACTTGATCGGCGATTTCGGGAAGGCTTATAAAGGACTTAACATTTATGGTGCGAAAGTCGTAGATGAGAGACGAAAAGCAGCTGCAATGTTACTCTGTTACCTTTAGTTTAGTTGGTTGGTACAGGAGAGAATTAAACAGGTTCTCTCCTGAAACGAAACAATTAAATGGCTAAATTTCTAATTAAATCAGATTTACCAATATCAGACCAACGCAAAATTGATGCGATTGAGTCTATTTCTTCTGCGGAAAGAACCGTAAACCAAGAAGCATATTTAACTGCACTTGCTCCTTACCGGACAAATCTCATCATTTCAGTTGGAGATGATGCTCTTATTAATTGTGCATCAGGGTTAACTGTTCCAACCGGAGTATCAGGATTCAGAAAAGGAGCTACTTTTATTAAGACCGATGCAGCAACCAACGGTCAATATATAAATGTTGGAGATTCAACCACTTCTTCCTGGGTATTAGTAGTAGGAACTGAAACAGTTAGAATATTCAGCGGTGCAGCAACCGATGCAGCAGGAATTTTTGCTGAAGTCGGCGGAGTAGATGCAACGGGTTCACTTTATATGTCAACAGCGGGAACTTTATGGTCACAAGTAGCAAACGGAGGAGCAAGTACGGACTGGAAGCAAGTAACAGTCAGTTAAATTTGTATTGCTATTGACAATCTATCAGAAAAGAATAATAATAAATTATGGCAGCAGCAACAGTAGAAATTTGTGAAACAAACGGAACAACAGGTTCCCCGACAGTTACTCATAACATTACCAATACAAACATGGGTGATGTTGAATCCGTAAATCTTGATCCAGTAGTCTATCCAATTACCCCCGGTAACAGAAGTTATGCCAAATATCAGAGAATTCATGTTACCAATATCGGAACATCTTCAGCAATCAATAATTTAAAAGTATGGAGAACTGGAGCATTGGGCGGAGCAGCAACTCATTTGACTAATGCAGGAGAAACAACCGATTATTCCGTTATGTCTTGGGCTACTCCTGTCAAAACTGCAATTACTGATGTTGACAATGCTATGCCGGTTACTTCTGCACCCGCAAGTGCAAACTTGGGAATTGGCGGAGACTTGGTAACTTCCTTGACAGCAGCTGGTTATTCGGATTATTTAGTTCATCAAATAGTCACCGATGGCGCAGATGTAGCAGGTAGCACAAGCACCATGAGTTATCAATACGATGAGACCGCATGACGAAGTAGCTTGACTTCTAACAACTTCTAATTTATACCGACAACTTGACAATGTTCTTATTAAGTTGTAACTTAAATCAATGCACATTTGTTCAATCTGCAACGAAGAATTTGAAACAGAAGCGGAGTATTTGGATCATACTTGTACTACAGACTTCAAACCAACTGATTTTGAACATCAGACCACACTCGATCCAAACTACCAGACAATTTCTGACAGTGCTTTGGAACGCGGTAAGAAGAAATAACCTCATCATAATCTAATAAAATGGATTATAAATTCAACAAAGACGGAACTTGGATACCAGCCAAGAAAGAGGTTTGGTGTTGGATTGCAATCTACTTTGATGGGACAGAACTACGTCAATATGATGACAGAGATTCAACTTTTCATCAGTTCAAGGAAATAGATCAAACCAAACTGCATCTTTTTAAGATGGTTCACGAAACCAAATCTCCATTAACTCTTGTTTTCAATCCGGAAAGAATGAAATTGATTCATTTTTATAGGAATACCCGCCTGAATATCGGAACAGACCAAGAACAATTCTTAACTTCTTATTGTTTTGGCTATGAAATCAACGAATCCGGAAGAACCGTAAAGTCAATGTTGATGCTTTTACCAAATGGAGAAACGGTATTAACAGAGGACACAGGTCTTGTAAATTTTGAATAAATAGTTTATATTTAATTTTAATGGCAGATGCAAAGATTTCAGCCTTAACAGAACTTGCAGCAACTCCGGCAGTAGATGATGTCCTTCCTATTGTAGATACTTCAGTCGGTATAACCAAAAAAATCACAACAGCCAACCTTATGGGTGGAGTGGTTGTACCGGTTAAGGCTACAGGGGCAGAACTTGATACAGGAACTGATGATGCCAAATTCTCTACAGCAAAGGCTCTAAAAGATTCCCACAACGTACCCTCAGTTGTTCCAGGGACTTCCGGAAATTATCTGAAATCAGACGGTACAGACTGGACAAGTGCATCCGCTTTATCAGTTCCGGTAAAAGCTACGGGTGCAGAGTTGGACACCGGAACCGATGACGCTAAGTTTTCAACGGCAAAAGCTTTAAAAGATTCTCATAATGTACCAAGTGTTATACCCTCAACTTCAGGAAATGTTTTAACATCAAACGGAACAGATTGGACAAGTGCAGCCGCACCTGCGGGTGGGGATGCTTTAATGGTTCAGATTTTTTCATAAGGAGGTGATATTATGGCAACTTTTAAGAAAAGAAAATTAAGTGGGAGTACAGACGGAAAACCAATCAAGGTTGTGGCAACTGCCACACTTGGAACGACAATTCATACTGCTGTAGCTGGAACAACTGCTGGAACTTATGATGAGATATACCTTTATGCATACAACGGACATACAGTATCAGTAACTTTAACTCTTGAATTTGGTGGTGCAACAGTTCCTGACCAGAATATCATTTTAATTTTGGCAAGTAAAAGCGGACTTCAATTGGTAGTTCCAGGATTAATTCTACAAAATGGAATGGTAGTTACAGCTTTTGCAGACGTGGGAAATGTTATAACTCTTTCTGGATTTGTGAACAGTATGATAGACTGATTAAATAACTGATTGATATGAATACAAATTCTTTAGATTTAGAATTAAGTTCTTCACAGTATGCTTCAATTACTGATGGTTCTCAAACTGGTTTAGATTTATCGACTGACTTTACGTTTGAAGTATGGATTAAACTTGAACAATTACCATCTACCGCAGGAACTTTTGTTATCCTGGGAAAGTTTAGATACGGAAGTGGAGTCGCAGTATCTTATATGTTGGACATCCATGATACAGATAAACTGGGCGTATGGTATTATTCAAATAATACGACATGTACATATATTACTATGGACACATCCATTACTGCAGGCGACGTTGGCGTTTGGAGACATATTGCGGTTGCTGTCGATATATCAGCCAAAACTGCATCTTTTTATAAAGAT